TATCCTGTGCTCCAGCAGATGGGTTAGATCCTGCAGAGTATAAACCTACTTCTGTTATTTCATATCTTTCTTCTGTTGGTAGTTCTGCGGTAAGTACAATTTTATCAATACCGTTTTCATTTACAAATCCTCTTGAAGAAATTGGAACTCTAAACATCTCAAAGTCAAGGTTTTCTTTTGTTGCAAAGTTATCAGCAACATCTTCTGTTTGAAGCGGGATAGGGCCACAGCCAACGGCTAGGTATGAGGCATAGGCTGGTGCCTGACCAAGCATATATTTTCCAATAATGCTTTTACCTTTATTAGTTATCATGACGTAGTTGCTCCAAAGTCTGCTTCATATATTGTACCATTTAACGACACTTCAACCTCAAAAAGTTCATCTTTGTTTAAATTAACTCCCTCAATAATTAGATCTCCAGTTACATCGTCAAAATAAACATTTGATCCGTTGGGTCCATTGCCTTCAACAGGGACCTTCTCTTCAAACTTTATAGGGAAATTAGCAAAGTACTTCTCAGAAGTAGCCTGTAATCCAAGAATATTATTTGGGTTATATCTTTGTTGAATTAAACCAAGGTTTTTGATTGGGGTGTAAGATATTTGCTGTCCATTAATAATGTCGTTTCTAGCAATATTTATTAATTCATGACCACCAATATCTTCAAAAATTAAATCAGCCATTATTTCAATAGACATAGAGTCATCATTAAATAAAACTGTATCTATTGGGGCTGTTTTTACTGGAGGTGGTGGTAATTTATTAGAAGCAGGCAAAAGAGATGATGTAAGTGGAATTGGGTCTACGGCTGGTTGTTCTGGTTGTGTCTGTACAGAACTAGACGACTGAACTATTTTTGATTCTCTTGCTTCTAGTTTTGCTGCCTTTGCTGCATCTCTTGCTGTTGTATCTGCTTTTACTCCTGGAGCAACCATTCCTGGTCCAAATCCAATATCCCATCCTGCTGCTGCAAATCCTTTTCCTGCATCCGTATTTGCTACTTGTGATGCACTAAGTTGTTTTCCAGATGCATCATAAAAAGATTTTGTTGATCCCGAATTTCTTGGATCATTTCCAGAAGCAACATTTCCAGATGCATCATAATATTGTTTTTGGTATACTCCTGGTGTTGCAGATGCAGTTAGTGATTCTTTGTTTGCAAGAGCAGCCCTCATTTTTTCTTGAGCGGCGAGCAACGCTGCATATTGTGGACCACTTTCCTCACTATAGGCATAGTTTGGCATTACATTTCCCAGACTGCCAGTTCCTACTGAAACACCACCTGCTGCTGCAGATATTTCGGACACTCGTTTATCTCTTAGTGAGTTGTACTGATTTTCTGTTATTTGGTTATTTTGCAACTGCTGCCAGAAACCAGCCAATTGAGAATCTGGTGCTAAAAATGCACTATAGTCTGGATCTGCCACTTTATACCTCACTCAAATAAACTGTCATGCTTGGGCCAGAAATAGACCTAGCGTATTCTATATTATAAATAACAAACCTTGAAATATTAGAGGTAATTAAATCAAGTCCTGATGAATCTTTGTAGTCTACTGTGACTATGTCTCCAAGTTGCAAGGTTGGTATGCTAAATAAATTAATACCGATAGATTTTTTTGGAACCATAACTTTATTTATGATCCAACCCAACATGGCTTCTGCATCATCTTGTGTTTGTATGTATGTACTATCAATACTAAATTCATTTTTTCCATATGTTAATCTACTTAATTTAATTTCATCATACCTTGATTTTTCAACTAATGGAGAATAGGTAAGGGTGCTGCCTACTAACTCTGGGTCAGACAAATTACCACGCTTTTTAAAGAACTCATCCACTGTTAATTCATGAGTTGTATCTTGAGTAAAAGTAATGCCCTGAATTCTTAAAAAATTTCCAGTTGTTTCATCTAAGTTTAAAGCCTTGTCAGTTGAGTTAAAGACTAAGAACTCAGCACCATATGAGTTTGCGTAAAACCCAGAAGTTGTGTATCCCTTTGTTTTGCTAAACGTTGGCGATAGTTGTGCATAAAGTGCTGGGTAAGCACGATCATATTTAATATCAAAATATGCACATTCACGCATAATAGAGCCAAACTCTTCAAAATACATATCGTAGTTTGGTGGCTGCTGTGAACTTATGCCAGATAGATATGTTGACTGCACAACACCACTCATGGCATATTTTCTAAAAGACTCATTGACATCAACCTGGGAATCACCAAACTGTTTTGACAATGTGTCTCCTACAACAAAAGATGTGTTTTGGCTATAGTTTTGTGATAGAGCATAAATGTTTTCAAACATACACTTAGACGATCCACGAACAAATAAAGCCATGTTGTTATAGGCTGGAAGCGGATCATTATCGTCTACTACTTTAATAAGTTGGTTATTTATGTATAAATAAAACCTTCTTGTTTTTCCAATGTCTTGATACTCTACTGATAAATCATACACTGTTGAATTCTCTTCAGCAGCCATTCTTTGTTGTCCAGAAAACTTACCGTCGTCTACAAGTATTTTTGCTAAACCACCCCAAAGTTTAACTGGAATTGCGTTGGTATTACTAGAATCTTTTTTAATTTTATAAAACACAACATTGTTAATTGATACCTCTGCCTGATTCTCTTTATTTAATTTTAAATAAGGAGTAATGTTATCTTCACTTAAAGCAATTATTTCAAAATAATATCCGTTGTTTGTTTCTGGATTTAATAAAACCGCAAGACCTCCAGAGCCTCCGCCAATGTTAACATTTTGATCTGGCTGGCTTCCGCTAACCTGATAATAAGGAATACTGCCAAGTGCTGTTTGAGTTGAGGAAATATTATTTTGAATTTTACCTATGATACGCATTCTTGTTCCAAAATGCTTATATGCATTATCCAGGTTTTTATAAACATATGAAACAAAGTTTAGTGGTGTTTCTGTAGTTTTAAATGCTGGTCCGTTAAAAACCAAAGCAGATGACTGAATTGTTCCAGTTTGTGTTGATGGCAAACTGTTAATATCTGTATCTGTTAGATTACTTGTTGCCATAAAGTTTTTTATTATGCTATTTCTTGTTGACTGTCCTGCAACCGTATTGCTGACTCCTGCTGCACCAGTTGTTGTTAATGGTAAAGTCACATCTTCATCTAACGTGGTTGTAAATAAATATTGAGTTTTCATGTCAACACCACGGACATTACTATTGCTGGTCCAATAAGTATTTACTCCAGCGTAGTGATCAGTTATTTTTGTTCCAAATTGACCACGACCATGGTCTACAACCGCTCCATTTTGAAGTCTGCTTATTCCATTAACTGTTTCGTAGTATGGGGTTGAGTATATTCTTACTAATCCCGTTGGATATATTTTTCCATTAAATGGAATAGATGCAAAATATTTTTGATATTCTTGATTGCTACTAATCCAAACATTTCCAACACCTGTTATGCTAAACTCTGCTGCATCGTATTTGATAATCTCACCGTTAGAATAAAGATATCCATTATATCGTGTTAGCCAATATACGTTTTCTCCAAGATCAATTATGTTGTTTACTACAACGTGTCCTGAAACCGTAGGAGCAACCGCAAGAATGTCCGAATTTAATGGCATGGCTCCAAGAACGTAACTGCCTTGTTTAGATGCTAACTCGTTTATAGTTTTTGTTGAGTCCGTTCCAGCAACTTCCCACAAAAGTGATGGCTTATAGATCCATGTTTTTTCTTTATCAATCATACTTGACTGCTTTATTGAACCATAAGATCTTTGAATATACCTTGTTGTATAATTAATTTTTCCATCATTATAAACTTTTTTATCTTGTGATGCAATAGATAGTATATTTGGAAGTTTGCCAGATGTGGCATTTTCTATTACGCCAGAGTCTGTTTGGTTATTTGATCCAGAAACAACAAAGTCTGTCCCTCTTTGTTCTAGAGTAGGCATTAGGTAGTCTTTGCTCATTACAACAAAATTATTATACTCATCAAAAAACATTGCGGTTTGTGTTGATACTGCCAGTTGATTTAAAACCTCTGCAACGTTTTGGTCTGGAGCAATAAAGAAGTACGGAATAATTGGATCATTCTCTCCGTCAACTCTTTTAAATGTATAATTGCTAAATCCAATATAGTCAAGTAAAAGCGATACTGCATAACTTAATGATGTTTGAGTAGTTAAAAGTCTTGGGGCAGGCATTGATTCTAAAAAGAAATAAAAATCTCTTAACTCTAAAGAAAGAGTTGCAGCAGTAATATCTGCCTGTGGAAATCCCTCTGAATATAATGTTTTAATAGGAACTGAATATTCATCTCCTTGAACATTAAAAATTGACTCATAAAAAAGAAACTTAATATTTTTTCTAATATAAGCAGAGACAATGCTGGCAGTATTATTTTCGTTAAATGCTTGGTCATCATCAAATAAGGACAAAGAGCCAGTTGATGCAAGCAGTTGTCCTACTGGCAAAGAAGTTGTCCCTATATCCGATAAAACCTTTTTTATATTAAAATCAATTACTTTATTTGAAATATCTACAATAAGTCTAGGAGATATTTCAATTAAATCAAAAGTAGAGTCAAACTTATTCATTGTCTCTACAACAATCCTAATGCCACGAACATAGGCAAACTCTCTGTATGTTGTTAGGTTGTTTTCGTTGTTTATAAATAACTCTGGGTTTGTTAGATCAGTAACAAAACTTGTTGAACTATTTAATACACCAGATCCAAGGATCCAGCCATACTCTGGAATAAATGTATCATATTCTGCATCTGCTTCATCCCAAACATAAAACAAGCCACGTTCGTTTGCATTTTCAACTACAAGATATGCATATCCATTAATTGAGTCTTCTGGAAGGAGTGTGCTAGATGATATCTTTTCTACAAATTTAAATGTTGACTTATACTCATTTGGAATCTTAAGTCCATACTCTAACTCAACATATCCATCTTCTGGAATTATTGCTGTGTCATCATCTCTAACAGAGTTTTCATCAAATGAATAAGCATCAGTCCAGTCATTATCTCTTAAATATTGAATTTTCCATCTAACTGGAGTTGTCTTATTTGCTACTCCATATAGTGGATCTCCTAATGATCCAGACTGAGTTATCATGGTCCCCATATTTACGGTACCAACATTTGTTTGCATTTTTACAACAAGCCTGTTTGCTGGAACAGCATTTTTATAAACAACAAAAGGGACTGAATCATCAATATAATTAAGAGAGTTTAATATATTTTTTGCAACTCCTCTTTCAATATTATTTTCAGTTCTAAAAGATGACCAATATTTAAACTCATCATATCGTGATGGCATATAATATCTTGGTCTAAGAGTCATTGATGCTCCAGAGTTTGCAAGATATCTATTATTAAAGTAGGAGGCTTTGTTAATTCCAGATCTAGGTCTAAAAGGTTTTACACAATCCTCTAAAGAATAAAGCATTTTAACCTTTTCTTTAGTTGATGTAAAAAGTTGTGGTACCTCTAAGTTTGTATATCCACCATCAATAACTACGTCTGCATCTGTTGCACCAGTATAATAATTACCAGCATCCAAGTTATCAAAAGTTAAAGGAAGTGTTTTGTATGTAACATCTGAGTCTAAGGGTCTATATCTATAGTTCCCAAGTTTATAAATATTATCTGGCATGTTCATATTCCACTCAGCCACAACTAATGACTGAAGGCTTATAGTTGACGATGTTTCTAAATGTGTCTTTAATGTTTCACTAACAAACATTTAGACCTCTTCCAGTGTTACCGAAATATTCCAAAGATCATGGTTTGAGCCACCACGTTTTACAACAGAGTAATTAAAGTCTGCAATGTAAACCTGAATGATTTGATTGTATTGAGCAAGATGTGCATAGTCTGCATCAGTCTTGCCAAAGTTTGAGTATTTGTCGTATGCCATAAACATCCAGAAAGGGCCTGTATGATTTTCATACCAGTCAAGCAGTTCTACTCCGCCTGCTCCACCATCTGCTGTAAATTCACTTGTAGTCTTTTTCTCAGGGGATAACCCAGTAGCCAAAAACCCTGCATCCTGATAATATGATCTTGATGGTAAATTATTCCAGGAAACAGACATTGTTAATTTATCTGCTATGTGATATGAACGCATACGTCCATTAATAGTTCTTTGTCTTTGTTCTATTCTTGTAGGTGTAAAATTTAATTCCCCACGATTATGGTCTGAAAGAATGATAAATTGATTAATTAGATCTGGATCTGTTGACCCAGCAAAGTTACCTTGTACTTCAAAGCCATTGGGCAGGTATACCCCATTAGAGAGCGTACCAGGGTTCTCAGACCACAACAAGGCCTGGGGGCGTTCATACCTACGTCTACCTGTTAAATACGCTGCTGTAGCCATTTAGCCTCTTTGACTCCTTATTCTCTGTGCATCAACATTTTTAATTTCTGTCATAACTGCCCTTGCAATATCGTTAGGGCTTGAGTTAGATCCACCAACATTGATGCCTACACTATAATTATACACTGCCGTTGAGTTAGTATTTACATTTGCTGAACTCATATTTGTAATAGGCATAACTGAAACATTTGACATTTGTGGATATGATTGAGATATCAGTGTAGATGAAATATTGTTCGCACCACCTCCATACTGAGGACTTGATAGGCCACGCATCATTGATGGATATTTTGATCCATTTATTGCGGATAGCATTGGACCAAATGCCTTAGTCGCTGACTTGTTCATTACAAATTCTCCAGGAGTTAGCATTGCTGGAACTGTATCAGAACCTATGGCTTTTCCTCCACTTGCCATATATTTTGGAACCATTCCACCAGAAGACATAGCCAGGAAACTTATTCCTCCTCCGCCCCCACCAATACTATTTGGATCAACCGTTGGCAATGTTGCATCATAGGCTGCTTGCGCTGCTGCAAGTTTTCTTTGTAGTGAATCAAACTGTGCCCACAACCCTTTGTCGTAGGCATCATCAAGTGCTGCCTGTGCTGCATCAAGTTCTTTAACTAAGGCTATAAATTCTGCTTGTGCTGCTTCATCTGCTGCAGTACTTGCTGGTGCGACATATTTATCATCTGAAGTAAATGATCCACTTGATGATAGATTATTAAACGTACCCATACTAGCAAATATTGCAGCAAGTTGTTTAGCATATTCTATTGCTTTTAAAATTTCACTTTGCAAGTCAATTGTTTCTGCTTCTGCTCCAGCAATTCCTGCTTGAACCTCTATCCATTGAAGTTCTAAAGAATAAAGTTTATCTAATTCTGCCTGCTTTTCATTTTCTATTGCAATTAAACTATCTTGTTTTGTTCTAAGGTTTTGCTGTTCTGTTAAGAGTCTTCCATTTGTTATTGCATAAATCTTATCTTCTTC